AGCTCGTCGCACTCGTCGATGAAGTGAACGCGGCTGGGCTCGTGCCGGTCATCTTCCTGGGCGGCGACGGGACCGACGGATATCCAATCGCGCAGCGTCAGCTGCCGCAGGTCATCGCCGCGCTCGGCCACGACCGCATGATGTCGCTCATCCTGACTCAGGGATGGGACGGTGTGTTCTACGGTTGGGAGCCGGTCTCGAAGATCACCGATTTCGGTGCGCAGTTCCGTTCGCTCTGCCCCGATTGCTATCTCGCGATCGAGATGGGCGCGGGCCACATCCCGCTTGGAGAGGGTCCGACCGATTGGTGTCCGACGTGCCGCATGAAAGACTACGATACGTTGCTCATCGAATACGACCCGGACAATCCTCACCAGGACTCGACGTGGCAAATCAACGGCCGGCTCTTCGGCCCGCGCTACATTCGGCCGAGCGACCAGCCGAAGAACGACGATCCGAATCCGCCGTTTTACCTGAGCGCCGGCACGTCGCGCGGCCCGGTCGCGGCGATTCCATTCGAGGTGACGACATATTACTGGGTGCGTGGACTGTCGCAAGCTCAGAACGATGCGCGGGTCAACTACGTGATGAGCACGGTGCGAAAATGACCGAAAAGGAAATGTTCCCCGACGAGCTCGACATCGAATACCTCGACGGGAAGAACTACATCGTCAAGTCGAACTTCCGGTTCGTTTCGACGAGCGCATTCTACCCGAGCGTGACAGTGCCGGCGGGATTCGGCACGGATTTTGCGAGCATCCCGCGGCCGTTGTGGAATTTGCTCGACCCGATGGACGAAGTGATTGGGCGCATCGCCGTCGTTCACGATTACTTCTACCGCACGGTGAGCGTGCGTATCACACGCGACCACGCCGACCAGGCACTCGAGGACGGCATGCGCGTGCTCGGCGCATCGTGGTTCAAACGCGCAACAGCGCACAAGCTCGTTCGCCTATTCGGTGGACTCGCATACAAGGAGAGATGACAATGGGACTGTTCGACTCGCTCTTTACGCCGCCGGCCATCTCCGTCACGAAGCCTGTGCTCGATTTGTCGAGCACGGCGGTCGACAAGGCACTCACGGAAGCGAAGGCCGATGCACCGAAGGTCGACCGTAACACCGTCAGCGGCGGCATCGTGGACGACAACGGCTCGATCGGTATGGACATCAAAGCGGACGAAGCGCTCGGCAAGAACTTCGACGCCATCGAGGAAGCGTCCGACTCGGCGAGCACGGGTTGGAAGATCGGCGCGTGGATCAAAGGCAGCTGGGGCAAGAAGTAAATGTTCGAGTGGCTCAATCGACTCTACGAGCTCGTCTCGTCGTTCTTCCCGAAGTGGGTCATCCTCGATCCCCGGGAAGGCGGCGTCAAGTTCGTTCGCGGCAAGAAAGTCGTCGAGATGGGTCCGGGCATTCACTTCTACTGGACCATCGACACGTATCCGACGGTGCGCCAGAGCGACAACCTGGTGACGCAGACGCTCGAGAGCAAGGACGGCGTAACGTTCACCGTAGCCGGCGTGCTCATTTACGATGTGCCCGACATCGTGAAGCTCTTGACGTCTTGTCATTCGGCGGTGCAGCTCGCGTCGGATATCGCACTCGGCGGCATTCACGAGGTGTGCTGCCGCATGGGATGGGAAGAGCTAAAGGAAGAGCAGCGCAAGGGCACACTCGACACGAAGTTGAAGAACTCGATGAACAAGCAGCTTTCGCAATACGGCATCCGGCTGCACTCATGCATGTTGACCGATCTGGCGAAGACGCGGGTCCTCAAGGTGCATCAAGCGATCCAGAAGGAAGCATAAATGGTGAACGTGCAGCGCATGGAGGACCAGCTCATCCTCCACGAGGGCTTCCGGGCCCGACCGTATCTTGACACGCTCGAGAACTGGACGATCGGCGTCGGCTACAATCTGACGTCTCGTGGCGTCGATGTCATCAACATCGTGCTCGGCCGTCGCTATGTCGAGTTCGATGAGATCGAGCTGACGATGGACGAGGCTCGCGCTGTCCTGCGAGCTGATATCGACCGCGTGGAGCACGCGATCGAGCAGTTGTGGCCAGCATATTCAGGGTTGACAGAGGTTCGTCAGCGTGTCATCGTTGACCTCGTTTTCAACATGGGGACGCGAGCACAGACGTTTGTCAAGTGCAAGGCCGCGATTGAAGCGAACAACTGGTCGCGAGCCGTTCAAGAACTCTACAGCTCCAAGTGGGCGTCGCAAGTCGGGCTCACTCGCGCACATCGATTGGGTCAGATGCTGCTCACCGGCAACGACTACACCTCATAAGGAGACTTCGTGCCATCACCCAAAAATCGAAAGTGTCGGCTGTGTCCAACGCTCATCAATCGTGAGAGCGCAAGCGGACTCTGTCAGGATTGCTGGAAGAAGGAGCGTGCGGCCGCTGTGCCGTCAGCTCGCGTCAAGGCCGACCGCGATGTGAAAATGTTGAGCGATCAGCTCAGCATGTTCAAGCTCAAATACGGCGCGTCGTTGGACCGCATCAAATCGCTCGAGCGTGAGCTCGGCGTCGTCACCGACATCGGACGGAATACGATCTGCCCGGTGGACATCAAGCCCGTTCAAGCATCGGGCACAGCTGAAGGGACCGTGGTTCTCGTCGCATCGGACTGGCACGTGGAAGAGCGCGTCGAACCCAGCAAGGTCAGCTTCTTGAATCGCTTCGACCCGGACATCGCGGAGAAACGCGCATCGAACTTCTTTGGCAGCGGACTGCGGCTGACGAAGCTCCTGCAACAGGACATCAAGGTCAAGACCATCGTCCTGGCTCTGCTCGGCGACTTCATCAGCAACGAATTGCACGACGCCGAATCGGCAGAAGCCAACGCGCTCCAGCCGATGCACGCCGTGGAGTTCGCCTCGAATCTCATCGCCGGCGGGATCAACCACCTGTTGGACGGCACCGACTTCAACCTCGAGATCGTGGCGCACTCAGGGAACCATGCGAGGACAACGAAGCGCACGCGATTCGGCGCGGAGAACGGGCATTCACTCGAATACCTCATGTATCTCGGACTCCGGAAAGAGTTCAAGGGCGAGAAGCGCGTCAACTTCACCATCGCCGACGGCTATCACAGCTACGTGAACGTCTACGACCAGACGCTCCGCTTCCACCACGGGCACGCGATCAACTACGGCGGCGGCATCGGCGGCATCTTCATTCCGGCGTTCAAGGCGATCTCACAGTGGGACAAAGCTCGCCGCGCTGACCTCGACATCTTCGGGCATTTCCACCAGATGAAAGACGGCGGCAAGTTCATCTGCAACGGTTCGCTCATCGGCTACAATGCGTTCGCGCTGAGCATCAAAGCCGATTACGAACGGCCGCAGCAAACCCTCTTCCTCGTAGACAAGAATCGTGGGCGCACATGCACGTGGCCGATTCTGCTGGAGAAAACGAAAGCATGAAGCCAGGCGAAAACGAGATGGCCGAAGCTAATGCGCTCGTCAACGGCGAGCGTCAAGCGGATTACGGCACACCTCGCGACAACTACTCCGGTATCGCCAAGGTCTGGAGCGGGATCCTCTCGCCGATTCTGAAGCGTGACATCACGCCCGAGGAAGCGGCATTGCTGATGGTCGGGTTGAAGCTCCAACGCCAGGCCATGAAGCCGAAGCGCGACAACATGGTCGACGCGCACGGTTATTTGTTGGTGTATGCTCACATTGCGGAGAGTGCAGATGGCTTCGAGGGTTGACAAGAAAGAACCGGCGCCGCTCAAGAGCGAATCGCCGTTTGTGCAAGAGCAGGTGTTGCTCGACCTGGCGGTTCTGAGCGATCCGGTGCTGCGTTCGATGTCCTACGACCTCGGGGACAGAGCGGAGTTCGGGTTCAGGAAATACGGGACCTATCTGCAAGCGAACAACGGCCGCAACGCCGTCATGGATGCGTATCAGGAGGCGCTGGACTTAGTCGTCTACTTGAAGCAGTGCTGCATGGAGGGCAAGTCCCTTGAACTCGAGTATCAGAGCGCGCTGGGCATCGCTCGGCAGCTCTGTCGCACCCTCATCGGTTGAACGTTCGAAGCTCCCGGTGCGCGCCTAGAGCATTTGGTGACGCCAGAAAAGCGATCCTCCGGGGCCAGTTGGGGTGCTCCGGAGGGTCGAAGCTCTACGAAACCCTTCGTATATCGAGGCTCAACTGGTCATACCAGTGCCCCACGTCGAAAGCCTCGAATCATCAATGAAATACGCATAAAAGCTCAATAGTGAGAAAACGTTAATGTTTTCCCAAATATGAGAAAAACCCTGTATTTACAAGGGTTAAACGCGGT